AGGTTACTGCTAATGTTGTCTCAGGTGTAGCAGCTAATCAGCTTCAGGATTACGTTACAGGTATTCATCATGATGTCTGGGCAGACGTTGGTGCTATTGCAGGTCTTACGTTAGGCTTTGAGGGACTAGGTAAAGGTTTACGTACAGTCTCTCAAGTTAACCGTAAGGTTGCTATAGCTCATGATGCTATGCTAAAGGGTGAGAAACCCCCTGAGGATGTTGTCTTTACCCCTATCGAGAGAACACTTGCTAATAAGACTTTACCTCTTGCTAGAAAGATGAATGACCTTAGAGAACAGCTTACCTCTAAGTTACCTTCAGTTGAATTTAAACAGAAGCTCTTGTCTTATAGAGATAAATCTGAGGATCTTAAGGAATACATTGGTAACCTCACTCATTGGGAACAAGGTATCCGTACTGATGAAGGTTTTAAGCAGAGACTGAATAGCCCTGCTAAGAATACTCTCTTTGATGAAGTAGAGGGCCTTAGGGTTGAAACAGATAGCCTCATGAATACCCTTCCTCATGATGTACAGAAGTTATCCAACAGGTACGGAAGAGAGGAGACTAATGAGTTTCTTTATGACAAGATTGGTGGCTATGATGTCTCTAAGAATCCACTTAGTAAAGATCCTGAAGCTGTAGCACTGGCCGATAGAATCTCAGATACCTATAGACACCGTGGCCTTAAGCTGCATCATCTTGGTCTAGTTGATGCTGCCTATAGAATTGGTAAGTATGTTCCAGTAGTTATTGACAAATGGAAGATGCATGACTTCCTGCTTAGAGTAGGTGGAGATGAGCAGGCAGGTATCTATCTTCAGAGTTACCTCTATACAGGCGTAACTCGTTCCGCAGAAAGGCTTGCAGAGTTCCGTAGGATTTGGAAAGAGGAACTACAGGCTCAGGCAGAGAAGGAAGCTAAGAAAGCCGAAGCTCAGGGACTTGAAGTAAACAAAGTAAAGCTTACTCCTGAGGAAGAAGATATTCAATTCAATGCGTGGCTCTGGGATGAAGCTAGAAAGGCAGGATATGGATATAGAGATCAGAATCACTCTGGTCACTCTGTAGACAACTTTAGTGATGATGCTAGAGACTTCTCTTTTCAGAAACGAAGGATGCCTTGGGATACCTCTTATAAAGATCATTCTGGCTTCTCTCTGAATAAACTCAGAGGAGATATTGTTGATGTCTCTGGCAGATACTTTAATCGTACTGCGGGGTTACTTGCAGAGAAACGAG